ACTGCATAAAAGGAATGAAATTACCTGAACCCAGAACCACAACTTGATGAAAGGATTTGTGATTCAGATGAAGGATATTTTGTTCCAGAACCTTTTGATAATCTCGGGAATGAGATTCCTGATTGATCATTTTACCGTTACGATAGATCTCAAACACCACCGGTTTGATTCCTCGGACAATTCGATATTCTGTTTTGCCGATGGAGAACTCACAAGTAACCAGAAGTTTCTTTTGGTTTACCGAATTAACCAATTGTGGCTTGTTGATATTACGATGAGCCTTTCCAAAGAGAACAAAGGAAAGAGCATCCAACATAGTAGATTTGCCCGCACCATTAGCACCAACTACCAGAGTGGCCGAATCGCGATTGAGTTCAATGGTTGTCGGAGTGTTTCCGGTTGACAGAAAATTTTGGTAAGAAAGAGTCTTAAACAGAATCATAATTAATAATACTATACATTATTTTGAGGTTTTGCAAGTCTTTTTTTGTCTCAATTTTAGACATATTCAATTTTAAGGCCGGGATACTTTTTACATTTTTTATATCTTCCCTTTGCTAAATCAGTCAATGTTGAATATGAAATATGTGGATAATCTTTTAGGACATACTTTAAACAATTATAGTTCTTTTCAATTTGGTGATACGTTACCCTCACCTCTTTTGCTCTAGGATTTTCCTCACCTGAAATGTGAGATCTTTTCTTACCAATATTCCACATCTCTTTCAGGCTCTCTGATATTTTCTTCTTGTGTTCTTCCGACTTTAATATACCGCTTTGTTTCTGTGAAATTATCTCCTTGGATCTTTCGGAGTGTTTTTTCCCAAGGAACGCTGGATAACATTCTGGTTTTAGGTTTCTCATCAGTCTGGATGCAAGTTGATCATCCTGATGGCCATTTATTCTCCAGAGAAGATAGTGAGCAATAGCGTGTTCTCTAAGTGTCAAATAGGTACAATTTGAATCAACATAGGTTCCTCCCTGATGCTCTGGTAATATTCTATGTCGTTGTAAACCAGAACCAACAGGTTTCCATTGTTCTTTTAGATTTTTTCCTCTTTCACAAAGGGTTTTATAAAGGGTTTCAAATAACATTACTGATCGGGTTAGATAGCTTCAAGATCTCGGGCTTCGACATAGAGCTCGTAGAGTAGATTTTTCAACTTATCTTTATTCAGATCGGTTTCGATGGAATCTACATACGTATTGAGCAACGTCGGAGTATCGACCGTAGAGATTTTATCATTATTAACATTCTCGCCAGAATACTCGTCGAAGTTTTCAACGATCTTAATATCAAATGGATCATAAGATTGAACCTTATCGACAAATTTATCAAAGGCGTAAAGATCCTTTTTCTTTACGACTACAATTTTTACATACGTTCCTTCAATATCCTCTTTTGAGATATTGGGCAATTTTTGAGAATCGTTATATCGTATACGTTGAAAAAGACTGTTGGTATTTTTAACCGAAACAACTTCTCTTGTCTGAGTATCCAGAACATGAAAATGTTTCGGATCACCCGCATCGGCCCAAGTTAATTCATACTGTGTTCCAAGATAATGAATATTCCCATCTGAACTCTTAGTGTGATAATGACCCGAAAGAACCATTTCATAACGAGAGAAAAGTTTTGGATCCATACCATGAGATGAAACAGCGACTCCTTTCATCATTTTAAATCCATTCAATTCAAGATGAGAAGCGATGATGGAAGACTTAGAGTTTTGTATGAAGTTCATACACTCATCGTAGTTGTCATTTGAAATCCATGGCAACATGCCGATTTGAAGATCTCCAAACTTCAAATCTACGGGATTCATGTGAATTCGAATTCTTTCGTTTCCCCCAAGAATTTCCTGAAGAGAATTAAGATCATTGGTATTCTTATAATAAACATCATGGTTGCCACAAATGATGTCCATTGTCATATCATGAGCAACAAGTTGAGACGTGAAAAAATCGTCTACTCGTTTTAGAACTTTGATGTTGATGAATTTTCGATGATCAAAAAAATCACCCATGTGAATAATTCTCTTGATGCCATTCTCCTCACAATAGGGAAAGAATACATCCGTAAAGAACTTATCCATGTAGTTAAGGAATATGTCAGAACCATTGCGTACCCCAAAATGGGTATCTGAAATTATTGCTACTTTGCTCATATTATTAAGGACTACTATAAAACAGTTCAATTAAAAGGTCAACATTATTTTTTATATAAGTAAATACATGTCGATGACATTTGTTGATTACCACTTTAAACTCACCGATAGTGGAGACATTATCTTTGATGATGAGCTAAACTCGGACCAGATTAACGTATCAGCTGGAGATAAGTTTGAGGTTATGTTGGTTGATGGTGTAATCGTTTTTAAGAAAATTGGTACCCCGTAGGAGAATCGAACTCCTGTTGCATGGATGAAAACCATGTGTCCTAACCGCTAGACGAACGGGGCAATATTGGAGCGGGCAGAGGGAATCTAACCCCCATCAGTAGTTTGGAAAACTACCGCATTAACATTATGCTATACCCGCTTAAAGTGGTGAATAGAAAGCTTCCAATCCATCTGTTTTATTGGAAATCTTTTTCTTTGATCGCCTCTTAGATCTTTCCTTCTTTGCGATCTGTTTCAACTCATTATCTCTTTGTCGAAGTTGTTGTGACTTTTGTCTCGCTCGATCAATGATACTTGTCGAGTCTATTCCTCCATCAAACTCAGCGAAATTGCTGATATCAGCATAGATCGTATATCTTTCTTTGATATCTTGATACCTTTTTTCTTTTTGAATCCTTCGAAGAAAAGCATACCAAACAATTTGAGTGAAGTACGAAAATGCATTGGGCAGTCCAGTTCTTGTGGCCTTTTCAACGTCATAATTCATAATGACTTTAATGCAGTTTTCAACACCATCCATGACCATTTCTTCTCGATATGTATAACCAATAAAGTTTGGTTTACGAGACAGGCCCTCAGATATCTTAAGAAAACATTCTCCTATGTATTCTGGAATGACTGGATCATCTTCATCTCTTTCTTTCGCTTCGTTGACTGAATTAACATAATCGACTACAGCTTGAGAAAATTCTTTATTGTTCACATAATGTGGCTTATCTTTAGGTTTTACTTTCATAATAATGTATATTATATCAAAAAATCAATATTGTAAATAAAAAAATTATTTAATTGACATGTTTTTTCATAATGGGTATAATACTCTAAGAACCTTCAAGAAAGACCGAATATCAATTCCAATATGGGTACTGTATCCTCTTATTATACATATCCAAGAGAGGATCGCTAGTAGTATCCTTCTTATCAAGGTTAGTGGAAGATAATTCTTCAACCAATGATTCGAATTCTTCGCTATCCAATGTATTGGATAATTTATCAAAGAAATTGTATCTGATATAGGTTTCTTTTAGATTTATGGGAGCTTTAGATCTAGCGATAATATTATCTACTAGTAATGAGATCGGTTCAGTGGTTATTCCATCTTCAATCTCCATCTCATCTTGAAACATCCAACGATCTAAAACAAATTGTCCATTTTTACGTTTGTTAAGAGAAACCGGAAGGTCAATGGTAATAACATCATTAATATTATCATATGATAACTCTTCAGCCATAATGTAGCTACCATCAGATAAACGATAGGTAAAAATATCTATTCCATCAACTCCTTCTATTAGTGTTTGAAATATCTCTTTCCATTCTAAGTCCATAGTGGCACCTCGTATATTTTGGTTTGAAACTTTTCCTTTGAGTATATTTTATTACGCTCAATGGCGTGATTCAGAGTATAGTTCTTTTTCTTTTTCCAAGAAAGATCATCAGATATATCAAAAACTGTTGTTGGTTTACTATCGGCCGTTTTTCTCAATCCTCTACCAATCGATTGTAGAACTCGTATTTGAGATTTTGTCGGAGAAGCAAACACAATGTTATTTAGGTTAACTAGATTGATGCCTGTGGAGAAAGTTCCACTTGAAGCAACTATGATTGCATTTTTTTCCTTTTCGGTAATCTCTCTGATTCGTTCTCTTTCTTCGGCATTTACGGATCCTGAAACAAAGAATACCTTTCTTTTCTTTTCCACTTTCTTAAGAAACAATTCATAAAGTGGTTTCCCGTGTTTCTCCACAAGATTATAAAGAACCAAAGAGTTTCCCTTTTGATCGACGGTAAGGTTTACGATAAAGTTATTTCTTTTTTGATGGCTTACTAGGTAATCAATCTCTTCTGGATATTTGTATCCCTTTGTATTTTTTCTCGATTCATCTGAATACTTAAGAACCAGACATTTGATGGTCAATTGCGCCAAGGTATCCGAATCCATCAACTCCTTTGTGGAAGTTACTTTGTATTGTGGCCCAAAGTTTCCCTCCAATACAAGTTGGTTGACCATCATATTATCCAGTGTTCCGGTTGTTCCAATTCTGTATTCAGCGTTAACCAAACGATTCATGATCGTTGTCAAAGACTTTGCTTTGAACGTGTGAGCTTCATCTCCTATCACCATTCCGTATTGATTAAACCATTGAATGGGAAGTTTGATTGCACTTTGCCACGTAGTAATTACAACCGAGGCCTCAAAATCGAATTTTTCTTTTCCGGAGTAAATTTGATGTACTTCCTCGTCCGAGTCAAACGTGTCATCAAAGGAT